CTATGGATGAACAAGCCACAGAAGAAGCCAAACAAAAATCGGGAGCATTGGCGGAATTTCTACGCGGTAAGGTAATCTCAAAATCATACGGACGCACAAAAGCGGCTTCTGTCGCTCGTGGAATTGCCGAAGGATCAAAGGTTTCAAAATCAAGCAAGATTGGAGAATTATCGATTGGTTTCGCGTCTCAAAAATTCTCTGGTGGTGGTACAACTAAAGAGCTTTGGGGTGGAATGGAATTCGGATCAAAGAACTTCCGACAGTTCCCGTCGTGGAATCCACAAGGTTGGTTTATATATCCCGCGTTGCGCGAGAATCAAACAGAACTTGTGAAACAATGGGAAGAAGCATTCTCCGAGATTATTAAGAGGTTCGAATAATGGCTGGATCAAGAACTCTCAAACTGTCGATTCTTGCCGATGTCGATGATCTTCGAAAGAAACTGTCGGAAGGCTCTGGCGAGGTCGAAGGATTTGGCAACAAGCTTTCGGATTTTGGCGCGAAAGCAGGATTGGCATTTGCCGCGGCTGGCGCGGCGGCGGCGGCTTACGCTGGCAAATTATTGGTTGATGGAGTCAAATCCGCCATCGAAGATGAAGCCGCACAAGCTAAATTGGCTGGGACTCTGGAACGCGTCGCAGGGGCGACGAAAGAAACGGTGGCAGGTGTTGAGGCTTACATAACCAAAACGGCTCTGGCTAAAGGTGTCACCGATGATCAACTTCGTCCAGCTTTTGATCGATTGGTGCGATCAACGGGAGATGTCAAAGGCGCGCAAGAAAGTCTTAATCTCGCTCTGGATATAAGTGCGGCAACGGGCAAATCACTGGAGACCGTTACCGCCGCGGTTGGTAAAGCTTTGGATGGGAATGCCACATCGTTAGGCAAAGTGGCGGGCGGCTTTGAGGCATCGGAACTAAAAGGCAAGACATTCTCAGAATTATTGCCAATTCTTACTGAAAGATTTGGTGGAGCGGCACAAGAACAGGCTGAAACATTCGCGGGCAAAATGGATCGTCTGTCTATTGCTTTTGGAGAAGCAAAAGAAACTGTCGGTTCATTTGTCTTGGATGCCATCACCCCATTGGTGACAAATTTCGTCGATAATGTTATTCCAGCAATCAGCACAATCGCGACAGATATAGGCGAGAAATTACAACCCGTTTTTGAAGATATTTCGGTTTTTGTTACGGACACACTATTGCCAACATTTAAGACTTTATGGGGATTTCTTAACGATACTTTAGTGCCTATTCTTTCAGGAGTGTTTTTAACAGCTCTCGAAGGTATAAGAGATGTTTTTGGCACAATCGCAACCAAAATCAAAGAGAATGAAGACAATTTCAAAGCCTATTACAAAGCCGCTAAACCCATCATTGATTGGTTGGCGGATAAAGTCGCACCTGTTCTTAAGGGTGCGGTATCTCTCGCATTCAAAGCGTTGGGAACGGCTTTGGGTGGTCTTATTGACGGTTTTGGATCATTAGCAGGGGCAATCGGTAAAGCGGTGTCTGGCGTTCAAAATTTAATTAATTTGGTTAAAAATAATCCCGTCGTTAAAGGTATTTCTGGCGTTATCGATAACATCTTTGGCGGTGGCAAAGCTTCGGGCGGAAGTGTCAATGCGGGAACATCATATCTAGTCGGTGAGCAAGGAGCAGAACTATTCGTTCCAAAAACTAATGGCACAATCATTCCGAATAATCGTCTGGGTGGGGGTTCTAGCGTCACAAATATCAACATCAATGTGACAGGTGCGCTTGATCGTGAAGGCGTAGCGCGCCAAATAGTCGATTTGTTAAATGACAGTTTCTATCGCGGCACAATTGCCGCGGCTACTTTGAAAGTCTAAAAATGTCTGCGTGGTCTCCCATATGGCGCATTAAAATTGAAGGTGTCGAATATACGACGGTGACTTTGGCGGGTATGACAATTTCAAGCGGACGAACAAACATTTATGAACAACCACAGCCAAGTTATGCGAACATTGAAATTATCAATACTGATGGCTCGACAATCACATCGGCAATAAATCAAGGATTGACGATTGAATTAAAAAATTCATCAAATAATTTTATTCCTATTTTTGGCGGGAATATAACTGATATTAATACCACGATTTCAGAAATTGGTTCTACAGGTTACACCGAAACCATCGCAATCACAGCTGTCGGGGCTTTGGCTCGTCTCAATCGCGCTCTGACCGATGGTGTTTTAATCAAAGATTTTGATGGTAATCAAATATATTCATTACTCAATGATTTTTTGTTGAATAATTGGACGGAAGTGCCAGCGGCTCTGACTTGGGCAAATTACGATCCCACAGTTCAATGGCAAAACGCAGAGAATACGGGATTGGGAGAAATTGACCAACCTGGCGATTATGAACTACATGCTAGATCGTCCAGCGTTTCAGATTATTATTCGATTGTTCAACAGATTGCCAATTCAGCTTTGGGATACATATATGAAGACGCTCAAGGTCGAATCAGCTACGCCGACAGTTCTCATCGCGGAGAGTATCTGCTGAATAACGGTTATACGGTTTTGGATGGCGCGGATGCTATTGCCAGAGGGATTTCGGTTAAAACCCGTTGGGGCGATATTAGAAACGCGGTAATCGTAGGATATAAAAACAATTCAAGCGTGACCGCTGATGATCCTGATTCTATTGCCACTTACGGTCGGCTTGAACAAAAATTCGAGACAACTTTGGAACATCAAATTGACGCAGAAACCCAAGCTCAATTTTATCTCGACTTGAGATCGTATCCGAGAGCCTATTTCGATCGGTTGAATTTTGAATTGACCAATCCAAATTTGAGCAATAATCAAAGAAATGCGTTGATTGGAATCTTCATGGGTCTGCCCATTCGGGTGACGGACATTCCGACCAACATGGGATCGGTTTTTGAAGGTTATGTCGAGGGCTGGACTTGGGTGTCGCGGTATAACGCGGTGAGCTTGTCTCTTATAGCCACACCAATTGATTTCTCCACGGTTTCTCAAAAATGGCAATCCGTGAGTGTCGCAGAGCTATGGAATACGGTTTCAAATACACTTACTTGGGAAGACGCTTTCGTCGTAGCATAAGGAGAGAACATGGCTAACCCGACTTCGAATTTTGGCTGGCAAATGCCTACCAACACGGATTTGGTCAAAGATTTACCTGCTGATTTTGAAACCTTTGGTCAGGCGGTCGATACTTCGCTGGCTGATCTTAAAGGTGGCACAACAGGACAAATTCTGTCTAAAAATTCCAATACCGACATGGATTTTGTTTGGATAGCCAACGATCAAGGCGATATAACGGGAATCACCGCGACAAGTCCTTTAACAGGGGGCGGCACAAGTGGCGCGATCACCGTCGGGATTCAATCAGGATCGACGACCCAAAGTGGAGCGGTTCAATTGACGGATTCAACATCCAGCACATCGACCACCACGGCGGCAACACCAAACAGCGTGAAATCCGCTTACGATTTAGCAGATGGCGCAATTCCAAAATCTCTTATCGATGCGGCGGGGGATTTAATCGTTGGAACAGCTGACAACACCGCTGGACGCTTGGCAATTGGTTCAAATGGTTATGTGCTGAAATCCAATGGCACGACAGCTTCGTGGGCTATCGATCCGACAAATGACTTGGTTACGACCGCTGGTGACATTCTTTACGCGACCGCCGCGGACACATTAACGCGATTGGGAATCGGCACAGCTGGACAGGTTTTAACGGTTAATACAGGAGCGACCGCGCCCGAATGGAAGACGGCAAGTTCGGGTGGGATGACACTTCTGAGCACCACTACATTATCGGGCACATCAACAACAATTTCTTCAATTAGTCAAGATTATGTGAATTTATACATAATCATTTCAGGGGTGAATATCTCGGCAAATGATTATCCACGCATTGACATCAATGGAACAAGCGGTGCGGTCTATGTCGCTGGTCAATATAATGCCACTAATTCGGACAGTACCGAATTATATTTTAATGGCGCAAGTGATTTGAAATCAGGTAACGCCAACAATGTGACCATTTTGAATATTTATAATTACGCGAGCACCGCATATTACAAAGCAATTAATAAAATTACACAGTATTACAATTTCAGCACGACGGTTTATTCTCGCGTTGATGGTGGAGCGTATTTGTCAAATACCGCCGTCACAAGCATCAAGGTCTTAAATCTATCTGGGGCAACATTTAACGCTGGTCAAGTCAAAATCTATGGAGTGAAATAATGTCAAAGCCAATCATTCGAATTCATGATGTAGAAACAAACGAAATTGTTGATCGAGAAATGACAGATGAAGAATTTGAACTATATCAAGAAGAATCAAACAAATCGCTGGCTGAATTTGAAGCAATTGAGGCTAAAAAAGTAGAACGGGCGCAATTGTTAAATCGATTGGGGATCACCGAAGACGAAGCGAAATTATTACTATCGTGACAACATATCCGGACGCGACAGCCCAACGCATTTGTGAAATTGCTTTGGCTGAAATTGGTTATGTGGAGCAACCAGAGAATCTCACCAAATACGGCGAATATACAAAAGCCAATGGATTGCCGTGGTGTGGATCATTTGTCAATTGGTGCGCTCATCATGCTGGCGTTAAATTGCCATCGATGGTAAGCACGGCGATGGGTGCGGCACGATTAAAAGATGTTGGTCGATGGCATGAAAGCCCAGAGAAAGGCGATCTCGCTTTTTTTGACTTCCCACACGACGGCGTTGATCGCATAAGCCACATTGGAATTGTGGTTGATGTGCTTAATAACGAAGTGATAACCGTGGAAGGTAATACAGCTCCCAGCGGCGGCGATCAGAGAAATGGCGGAATGGTCATGCTCAAGCGTCGCGCATGGGGTAAGAATTCGGCGATTGTTGGTTTTGGTCGTCCGAAATACGCACCACACAAAGGGGAATTCCCCACAGTTAAGCTTGATGAGGAAGCCGCCAAGCCAAAAAAGAAATGGAGAAAGAAAGATGGATCAAGTCAAAGCGTTGTTGGCTAGTTGGTTTCGAAGCTTTCTGGCGGCATCATTGGCGGTTTATCTGGCGGGAGTTACAGAACCCAAAGCAATTCTCGGAGCGGGTCTTTCAGCTATCGCGCCCGTCATCCTTCGATGGTTAAATCCAGCCGATACCGCATTCGGTCGCAAAGCGTAATTCTCGCGAGCATTCTCTTACTTTCGAGCTGTGGCTATGACGGATGGGTCAGATACCCATGCCAAGAATTCGAACGGTGGGCAACCCAAGAATGCCAGCCGCCGAAATGTCGCGTCATCGGACAATGCTCTGAAGACTTGGTTGGAGACATCGCTCGCGTTACGCCAACCAAAAAGCCATAGGCGTTTAACGCCCGAAGACATACACGCCAGAT